CACGCGGATAAGCTAACTATTAAAACGGAAGTAGAAAACCCTTTAAACTATTACGAGAACGCTCATTTAGTCTTAACGATGGTAGACTATAAGAAGTTATTAAAACATTACGACTCTAGTACTATAGACCATTACATAGCTAAAGTAGAAAACTGGAAGAAGAACGATAAAGTAAAGAGTCTTTATATGACTATTCTAAATTGGCTTAAAAGAGACTCAGAGGTAAAGTCTAACGACGTTAAGATAGTTAAGAACGAATCTTACTCTACCGGGTTCAACGAACATTTTTAAAACGAATAACTATGAGTAAGCAAAAACACTACTACCAATTAAGCGACGTTACTAACGAATTATTTAAACTAAGAGAAAAAGGGTTAACTAGAGGTAAAGAAATAGGGTTTGACTTCGACAAGTGCGGTATGTCCGTTAAAAAAGGTTGTACTACTTATATCGCAGGCGCTCCAGCTTCGGGTAAATCGGAGTTTTGGCTAGAGGTATTAGTTAACCTATCTTGTATCTACGGAGATAAGCATATTATATTCACTCCTGAGACGGGAGAAGTACACGAGGTATTTGCGGAGCTATGTCATAAGTACGTTAATAAACCTTACTTCGGTAAGGACGGGGTAAAAATGACGGAGACGGATAAAGCTCAGTCCGAATACTTTATAGGCGAACACTTTATAGTTATAGACCCGAAAGATGACACTATGTCTTTAGACGAGTATTACGAGATGGTAGATAAGGTAGAAAAGGAATTAGACTGGAAGTTCGCTACTACTACTATAGACCCTTTTAACGAGGTTAAACACGATTTTAGCGGTAGACAAGATTTATATATAGAGGAGTTATTAGGTAAGTGTAGAAGGAACGCTAGGAAAACGGGTAGACATAACTGTTTGATTACTCACGTTAGAGACCAGCCTATTATAGAAAAAGACGGTAAGAGGTTTTGTCCTATGCCTACTCCTAGAGAGTTCGCAGGTGGTCAAGCTTGGTTTAGGAAAGGAGAACAAATGATTATCGTTTGGCGACCTCCTTACGGAGTTACTAGAGATAACGGACAAGGAACTTACGAAGCTAACGAAGCTATAATAAGGATAGCTAAAGAAAAACCTAAAGGAGCTTCTAAGAAAGGCGATTATACTTTTTTCTACAATAAAGAGATGAACGCTTACTACTGTAAAGACTGGGACGGGGTAGATATTTACGCAGATAGAACACCTATAAAGTCAAGAGCTGGTAAGCAAGAAACCTTACAAGGTTTAGACGCTAAAGAAGAAGATAATTTTTTTAAGAATAAATCTTTCGAAAGAACAACTGACGAAGACGATATATTACAAAACACCCCATTTTAACCTAATACTATGGAATTAAACTTAGACACCTTAAAGAGTCACGGGATACTATCGGAGCTAACCGCTAAACTAGAAGCTAGACCCGAAAATACTAAAGAGACTAAAAAGATAATAAGCGACCTTAAGGGCGTTAATTTACACTTACTTAGACTCCAAGAGTGGTACGACCATAAAGACGAGAAACTAACTAAAACCGAACTAGAGAACGATAGAAACGATATGATACTAACTAGCTACCAGAGAAAAATAAGAGTCTTAGAGAAGGAATTAAACGAGATAAAGACAGTACTATACGATAGTATTTAGTTAATTATTAGTAATTTAAGCGAAAAATAAATATAAAAATGTCGAAAGAAGGACTTAGAAACTACCGAAAGAAACACCCACACCAAGTAAGAATGACTACCGAAGAGTTTACAGCTTGGAAAAGTTTTAAAGAAGACGATAAAGAAAGAAATAATCTATTAAAAGACGAAGCCGGAGCAGCTGGTATAGACTTAAAAGATATTAAGCACTATTGGTATAAATCGGAGAAGTTTTCGATGTTCGCTAAAAACTCTAGTAAGACTTACGAAGAGTTAAGAGACGAGATTATAGCGGATATGGACGGTTATAGCCCTAAGTATCCTAAGATTAAAAGAAAACCATCTACAGACGGGCATTTACTTGTTATTGATATAGCGGACCTTCATATTAATAAACACGCTAAAGAGTACAGTACACAAGAAGCAGTTAAAAGAGCTATACTAGGTACTGAAGGGTTACTACAAAAGTCTAGTGGTTTTAATATTGATAAAATTCTTTTTGTTATTGGTAATGATGTTTTAAATACTGACAACATAAGTAAGACAACTACTAAAGGAACTCCACAAGATACAGACGTACATTGGTATAAAGCTTTTACTATAGCTAGAGAGGTTTATGTTAAGTGTATTGAAATGTGTATGCAGGTAGCTGATGTAGACGTTATTCATTGCCCATCTAACCACGATTTAATGTCTGGTTGTTTCTTAGCTGATAGCTTAAATAGTTGGTTTAGATTGTCTAAAAATGTTAATTTCTTTATAGGTCCTGACTACAGAAAGTACTACCAGTATCATTCAAATATGATAGAGTTAGAACACGGAGATAAGGGTAAGAAAGCTAACCTACCTTTATTAATGGCTCAGGAGCAGCCTAAAATGTGGGCAGACACTAAATTTAGATACGCTTATTTACATCACGTGCACCATTCCGACAAAACACAATTCCAAACAAGCAAAGATTATATTGGTTGTAACGTAACTTACTTACGCTCTCCATCTTCTGCCGATGAGTGGCACGAATTACAAGGGTTTATTAATATAGTAGCTGTAGAAGCTTTTATACACAGTAAAGAACTTGGTAGAGTATCGCATTTAACACATTACTTTTAATGATTTACGAATACTACATAAAAGAAAACCCTATAAGCCTTAACAAAGTCTATTCAACTCCTCATTGGACAGTTAGAAGTAAACTTAAAAGTAAATGGTTTGAATTATTTAAAGAGTATTTAGACGTTAACCCTCCAGAGCCTATAGCAGAGTATAATTTAACCTTAACAGTTAATAGCAGGCTAGACCCTTCAAATTGTATAATGGTTATAAAGTTCTTTGAAGACACGTTAAAGAAGCTGGGTTACATTGTAGACGATTCGCCTAAATACTGTAAAAGTATTACCATAAAACCAGATTTAACACTAGAGAAGCCTAGTTTTAGAATAGTATTAGAGAATTTATAAAATTATTCTTATTGATAATCAAGCACTTAGATAACTAGGTGCTTTTTTCTTGTTTAAAAGTTTGCAGTTGTCAACACAGAATACATATATTTGTAGAAACAAAAACAAATAACTATGAAATTAACAAGCGGACAAATTCAAGACGTAAAAAGAGCAATCATTAAAGAAGTGAAAGAATTAGAGTACGGTACTAAGACTGTTAACTCTTATGTAACACTAACTAACTTAGATTTAGACTTAGACTACACTTTAAAAGTAGCTCCAGTAGTAGACAGCGGTTTAACTTTAATAGCTTGTTTAGATTACTGTGTAGCATTCCACGAAAGTGTTGGAGACGTAGAAGTAGATAACACAGAAGATATTGAGACTATAACTATTAAACTTTGGTAATATGGATAACGATACACTACAAGCGATAGAGATAGTAGATAACTTACTGCTATCCTATCAAGATAAGATAAAGAAGCTCCCGGATAACGAAAAGCTTAAACAAGGCTTTGAAGATATGCTACAAGTAAGGGGTGTATTATGGAACTTAGGAAAAAACAAAAATTAAATTAGAAACCAATTAAAAACAAACAAACAAAAAAAACAATTATGAGAAATTTATTATTAGTACTAGCAGTTATTACAAGTCTAACAACTAACGCACAATGGAAGCAGGGTTATTATGTAGATGAATTTGGAGACAGAACGGGAGATACTTATATGTTTATTAGAGCTATAGGAACTTTTACTAACTCAGCTACGCAAGATTCTAAATGTACCTATCTTTTTATTGATTCAGATAACGCTATGACTGTAGACGTTAAAGAGTATGGTAGTAGTATGGCTACATATACCAGTTGGACACCTGAGATAGTAAAAATAAAAACCCCTAGTGGAGAGGTTAAAACAGTAAAGAACGTGCATTTCACTAGGTCAGGTTCTTTAGTATTTATGGATAAAAAGTATAACGAACTAAAATCTATACTAACAGAAAGTGGTAGATACGTTATGGTATTCAGAAGGTCTGGTAGATACTCTAGCTCATCATACAAAGCTATTTTTAATATTGACTAACAATAAACCTAAGTTTAAACCAGTATAATGAATGAAAAAGAAACAGTAGATAGATTAAACAAAGAGGGAACTAATTTAACTCTAGTAAAGGATAAATTTAGTGTTTATGACGCAGAAGACGATAACTACATAGTAGAGATAAAAAATAGAAGAGAATATTACAGCGAAAAGTTAATAGAGGCTTTTAAATTATTTAAGAACTTTCAACTGTCTCAAATATTAGACAAGAGCTTTTTATACGTAGTAACAGATTCTAAAGGATTGTATATATATAATATTTCTAAAGACATAGATAATATATTAAGTAAACCTATTAAAGCTATTAAATGTCCTAAAACAACAGATTTTAAAAACAAAGAGAAGATTATTAAATACAGTTATACTCTAAGCGAAGATATAGCTACAAAATTAGAACTATGAAAAAGTGCTTTACTTGTAAAAAGAACTTGCCTCTATTTATGTATCAAAAGATACCAGAAGAGGACTACCAATTAAAGATCGATAAAGGAACTTTAACCGAATGTAGAATATGTAGCTATACTAGACTTAAAAGAGACGGTAGTAAGTTACACCCTTACGCTAAGAACTTAAAAGTAGGTAGAGTTAGGCGGTTTACTTCGTTCGATATGACTAATAAGCAAGCTTTTATATATTGCTTTTTAATGAGCTACGAGGGAAGAAGAAGTTACCTAAGATATAGATTACACGAATTAGGCTTAGAGCCTTATAATTATTAATAACCGGACAAGTACCGGACAAGTACCGGACAAGTTAACGGTTTGGCTATGTGTAGTGCCGACCTTGAATAAATTACTACACTTAATTAATAAATACAAAATTATGAGTAAAGAACAAGAGATTTTAGAAAAGTACAAGGCATTACATATAGGTGGTGTTAGCGTTTCGTTACCCTCAGTTGATGATTCTGGAATTATAGCAGTAGCAATATCTGAAATAAACAACGAAATGACAGCACAAGAACTATCCTATTTTATAGCGGGATTCACTGAATGTATAAAGTACTTAGAGATGCAAAGTAATGAACGCTAACGCCAAAGTGAGAAACGTTTTAATGTTTCTTAATGACCGTTGAAGAGCGTTTTAATGCGAACTAATTAAATAAAAATTATGAAAAGAAAAGAAATAACAGAATTTAACGAAGCGTTCGGTTGTCCAGCGCCTAAGAAGCCTACTACGGTAGCAAACAGTAAACTTAGAAGTAAATTAATTATCGAAGAATTAACCGAGTATAACGACGCGGTAAAAGATAACGATATAGTAGAAATAGCAGACGCTATAGGTGATATGCTTTACTTAGTATTAGGAGCTGCAGTAGAACACGGTATCGAGATAGAACCGGTATTCGACGAAATCCACTTATCTAATATGTCTAAGCTAGACTCTGACGGTAAACCTATCTATAGAGAGGACGGTAAAGTACTAAAAGGAGAAAACTACTTTAAGCCGGATATTAAAAAGGTTTTAGTTCACTCTTTAAACTACACCGGGAAGAAGTACGTAAAAGACCAAAATATTAAAGAGTTAGACGTAGAAGTAGAGGATTACGTTCATAAGGTTATAGACGTAGTAGCTAATTACTACGATGTAACGGTAAACGCTTTAGCTGGAGTAAAACGTACTCAACCTCTCGCAATAGCTAGGCATATTATAGCTTATTTATGTTACCAGAGATACGAGTACTACTCTATCTTCGGTAAAGAGCTTACTAACGTAATTAATAGAGATAGAACTACTTTTATACACGGGAACAAGATTGTAAGAGACGGATTAATATACGATAAGCCTTTAAGGACTGCGGTAAACGACATAACTAATAACCTTAAAAAAGAAATAAGTTAAAAAGTATTAGTTTATTAACTAAATAGTATTTATATTTGAGAAACGAATAAAACAAACGAATAATGAAAGTACAAGATTTAAGAAACGAACTAAGTAACGGAGTAACAGACTTCGCATTTATCAAAAAAGACGGAACAGTAAGAGTAGCTCAAGGAACTACAAACTTGGCTTTTGTGCCAGTAGAGAAGCACCCTAAAGGAGGTAAAGCATCTGAAAAAGTATTAGCTTACTTCGATTTAGAAAAAGATAACTGGAGATGTCTATCGGTTAACACGGAATTTGTAACAGCTTAATAACTACGGGAGGGTAAAACCTCCCTTTTAAAACGAATAACTATGAACGAGTGGAGTATTTTAATAGCTTTATTTAGAGCTACTACCCAGCAGAAAGGATTTCTACAAGGAGAAACGAAACAACACGCTAAACTACTCTTTAACCGATGGGAGCGCGAAGGAGACAAGTTAGTAAACCTTATAGAGTCTATGTCTAACGAAGACGAGTTAGAACGAATAACGGAAGTAATAGAAGAAGCAGTACACAAACTAAGAACAAATAAATAATATGAATTACGAAGAATTTTTAAAAGGTAAACGTCATTACATAGGTAATAGTGGGTTCGAACCTAACTATATACCTAATATGGCTTTTGATTTCCAGAAGGAAGTAATTACCAGAGCAGTTAAAAAGGGTCGTATGGCTGTTTTTGCTGACACCGGGCTAGGTAAAACTTTAATGCAGATTTCAATAGCTCAAAACGTAGTAAACCACACGCAAGGAAAAGTATTAATATTAACTCCTTTAGCTGTAGCTTTTCAGTTTATTATTGAAGCTGAGAAAATGGGTATAACAGATATTGAATACTCTAAAGACGGAAGTCATAGTAAAAGTATAGTAATATCTAACTACGAGAGACTTCACTATTTCGATAGTAAAGACTTTCAAGGAGTAGTACTAGATGAGTCGTCAATACTTAAAAACTTTGACGGTAAGATTAAGAATCAAGTAACTAGCTTTGTAAAGAAAATATCTTATAGGTTTTTATCAACCGCTACACCTTCTCCTAATGATTTTATAGAGTTAGGTACAAGTTCTGAAGCTTTAGGATATATGGGATATATGGATATGCTAGGTAAGTTTTTTAAGAATAATAATAGTAGCGTAGCAAAGCAGACTAGGAATATCGGAGAGAAGTACTATTTAAAACCACACGCGGAGACGGAGTTTTTTGCTTGGGTTAATCAATGGAGCGTAATGATTAAAATGCCTAGCGATTTAGGATTTAATAACGATAGATATAAGCTCCCTGAGTTAATAATAAATAAACACGTAGTAGACAACTTGTCTTTAGTAGGGTTAAACGACCAGTCTCAAATGTTTCCAAAAGAGGCTAAGACTTTTCAAGAAATAAGACTAGAGCAAAAGCAGACCATAAAAGAAAGATGCGAAAAGGCTGTAGAATTAGCGAAAGATAAAACATCTGTATACTGGGTTAACTTAAACGAAGAAAGTAGTTTAATAAATGAGCTAGACCCGGAAGCTGTAGAGATTAAGGGTAGTATGAATATTGATAAAAAAGAGGATATACTATTAAGATTTGCTAAAGGAGAAATAAAAAGGATTATAACAAAGGCTAAGATGACTGGAATGGGTTTAAATTGGCAACATTGTAACCACTCTGTATTTTTCCCTACTTACTCTTATGAACAGTATTACCAAGCTATTAGACGTTTTTGGAGGTTCGGACAAAAGAATAACGTAGTTATAGATGTAGTTACTTCTGGAGGTCAAAAAAGAGTAATGAAAGCTCTAGAACAGAAAACAGAAAAAGCTATACAACTTTATGAGAATTTAACAAAGAATGTAAACAGTAATTTTATTGACGATAAAAAAGAATTTAAAAACGAAATCATTAAACCAAAATTTTAACATTATGAACAAAGTAAAAGACCAATTAGTAACAGACAACTACGCAATCTATAATAGTGACTGTATGTATGTTTTACCAACTTTAGAAGATGAATCAATAGACTTATCTGTTTATTCTCCTCCTTTCGCTGGACTGTATAATTACTCATCTAGTGAGAATGATTTTTCTAACTGTGAAAGTAAAGAGCAATTTTTAGAGCAGTACGAGTACTTAGTGGAGCAAGTTGCAAGAGTAACAAAACCGGGTAGAATAACTGCGGTACATTGTACGGACGTTTTTGATAACACGTGTAGACTATGGGACTTTCCTAGTGAGATAATTAAAATACATCAGAAGTACGGTTTTGAATACCGTAATAGGATTACAATATGGAAAGAACCTTTAAAAGTTCGTATGCGTACTATGGTCCAATCTTTAATGCACAAATTTATAGTTGAGGACTCTACAAGATGTTTTACCGCTATGCCTGATTACGTTTTAGTATTCACTAAGAAAGGAGAAAACCAAGTTCCGGTAACTCATTCAAAAGGATTATCTAAATACTTTGGAGCTACTCCGATATTGCCTAATATCTTACAAGCTTGGAATAATGCTAATAAATCAGATTTAAACGAGGCTCAATTATGGGACCACTTAAATAGAGAGTTTAAGAACCACGAAGACCCTAAGAGTAATAAGTTATCGCACTACATCTGGCAGAGGTATGCGTCTTCTGTATGGGACGATATTAGAATAGATAACGTATTACCTTTTAGAGACTCTAGAGAAGAGGACGACGAGAAACACGTACACCCTTTACAGTTAGATGTTATTGATAGAATTGTAGAACTATACTCTAATCCCGGAGAAGTTGTATTTACTCCTTTTATGGGTGTAGGTTCAGAGGTTTACAGTCCAGTATCTTTAGGACGTAAAGCTATCGGTATTGAGTTAAAAGATTCGTATTTTAAACAAGCTAAGATAAACTTAGACTTAGCCGACCAAAGATTTAAAGACGAGGTTAAACAAGAAACTTTATTTTAATATGAAAGATAGATTTATAAAATTATTAGACTCGGTAGGTTATCCCTACCGGTCTATTAACTCAGTAGACAAGAAAGAGTTAGTAGAAATCCATAGAGCTATATTTAATAAGACTAGCTCTTACTATAATAGTAGAACTTGTAGCTCGTGCTACGTGTCTATGCTTAATGATTTAGTTATTAAGTACGGATTACCTAAAAGAGTAGAAGTTGCAAATAATTACGAGGAGCGAATGGCTATTTGTAGAGACTGTACCGCTACTAAAGGACAAGAAGGTAATAGTATTTTAATTTGTGGTAAACTTGGTAGACCTACTAAAGGACGTTACCCTACTTGTTCTTGTATCTTGAATGTAAAAAACCGCTTCAAGAGTCAAAAATGTCCTAGAGGTAAGTTTTAATATTTTTTTGTATATTATAGAGCGTAGTTCGGATTAATTACCCGATGCAAAAGGTTTAAACACTTCCTGCTACGCTTTTCTATTTTAAGTGTTTATTAAAAATGTGTTAAAATATGCAAGAGATTTGGAAAGATGTTCCGGGACACGAAGGAATGTATCAAGTAAGTAATTTGGGAAGGGTTAAAAGCTTAGGTTGGAAAGCGCCTTCAATTAGAAATGGTAGATATTTTGAAAGGAAAGTGAATGGAAAAATCCTAAAAGGAAGACCTAATAAGAGAAGTTATTTAAGAGTCGCATTGTTAGGTAAGGATTTTAGAATCCATCAGTTAGTTGCAATGGCTTTTCTAGGTCATAAACCTAACGGAATGGAATTAGTAGTAGACCATATAAACGGTAATAAGACTGACAATAGAGTCCAGAACTTAAGAATTGTAACACAGAGGGAAAATTGTGTAGGCGGTAACAAAACGTCTGATTATAAAGGTGTTCATTTTTGTAATACAGCAAAAAAGTTTATAGCTAAAATATACATAAACGGGAAAAGTAAATATTTAGGAAGGTTTGATAGAGATATAGACGCTTCTTTAGCATATCAAAAAGCATTAAAAGAATTATTATAATGGGAGTAAAAAAAGATAGTATAGTAAGAACTATAGAACTAGAAGGAGGTTTTACGGAACACCCTAACGATAGAGGTAATTATACACCTTCCGGAGAATTGAAAGGTACTAAATACGGAGTTAGTGCTAGGTCTTATCCTGACTTAGATATTAAAAACTTAACCTATCAAGACGCTTATAAGATTTATGAGAGAGACTACTGGAATAAGGTAGTAAAAGTAGAATACCCTAGAGAATTAAAACCTATGCTTTTCGATATGGCAGTTAATCACGGTATAAACGGAGCTATAAAAATTCTACAGAGGGCGGCAAAAGTTAATCCAGACGGAGTAGTAGGTCCGGTAACCTTAAGAGCTGTTAAGGACGTAAAACTATTAGACCTATCTTTAGAAAGGGTTAAGAGGTTTGTTTTAATTACTGAAAAACGACCTAAAAACTTAGTATTTTTAAAGGGGTGGATTAATAGAGTTAAAGAAATGGTAGAGTTTACCGAAAAAATTATTAAAGTATGAAAAGTGATAATAATAAAAGGAAAATAGCGGACGCGAGAGAGTCCGAGAAGAGGGTAAATAAAGCTATAGAGATGTTATTATGCGATAACACTAGTAGAGCTGAATGGGTAATTTACTGTAAAGACGTTTATAATATAGAATCTAGACAGTCAGATATTTACTGGAGGAAAGCTAAAGACGCTATAGAAGATAAGTACTCTAAGGATAGGGAGTCTATCTTTGAAAGTCACCACGCTAGACTATTCGAGCTTTATAAGAAAGCTATTAAAGACGATGAAAAAGAAGTAGCTAGAAAGATTCTCGCGGATATGGCTAAGTTAACCGGGGTAAATGAACCAGACCGTAAAGACGTAACTAGCGAAGGAGAAAGAATACAAATTAATATATCAGTCGAAGACGATGAGGAATAAAATACTAGAAGAAAACCGTAGAAAAAGAAAAGAGCTAAAAACTAAAGTTAGTGCTATGCCTTTCGAGATTAGATACACTAATTCGTTTAGATATATGTACGGTAAATTTAGAAGAACTCGTACCTATGGTGAGGAATGATATTAAGGTAACTAAAAAACAAGCCTTAGCCTATAAGTACTTAACCGATAAGGAAACTGTAGAAATATTATATGGAGGCGCAGCCGGAGGAGGTAAATCTTTCTTCGGCGTTCTTTGGGTTATTAATAACTGTATTAACTATAAGGGGTCTAGATGGTTAATAGGTCGTGCTAAGTTAGACGCTCTTAAAAAGACTACGCTAAACTCTTTTTTCGATGTAGCTACCTTATTAGGGGTTACTGATGCGTTTAGATATAACGCTAACGAAAAGACGATTACCTTTAATAACGGTAGTCAGGTTATACTTAAGGATTTATTCCATTATCCTTCTGACCCTAACTTTGACTCTTTAGGTTCGTTAGAAATTACCGGAGCGTTCATCGACGAGTGTAACCAAGTAGTAGAGAAAGCTAAAAACGTAGTTATGTCTAGGATTCGTTACAAGCTAACGGACTTTGACTTAACTCCTAAGTTATTTATGACTTGTAACCCGGCTAAAGGTTGGGTGTACGAAACTTTCTTTAAACCGGATAGAGAGGGTAGGTTACCGAAGCATAGGAAATTTATTCAAGCCTTGTTAACCGATAATAAGCATTTACATAAGTCTTACGCGGAATCACTTAGTAAACTAGACGAAGCTAGTAAGCAGAGATTACTATACGGGAATTGGCAGTACGATGACGATGTAGCGAAGCTATTTAAGTACGAAGACGTTTTAGACTCTTATACTAATCAATTCGTTCCGGAAGGAGAAAAGTACATAACTGCGGATATTGCTAGATTTGGTAACGATAGTACGGTTATAGCTTTATGGAACGGCTGGAGGTTAGAGAGTTTCTTAAAACTAGATAAAGCCGATACGGTAAAGACTTCGGAAACTATAAGAAAGTTAGCTAATGAGAATTATATCCCTATGAGTAGAGTTATAGCAGATGCCGACGGAATCGGAGGAGGAGTAGTCGACCAGTTAAGATGTAAGAGTTTTGTAAATAATTCAACTCCCTTAAAGGTGGACGGAGTTAAACAGAACTTTAGTAACTTAAAGAGTCAATGCTATTTTTATTTAGCTGACCGATTCGCTAAGAAAGAAATTTACGTAAGAGACGGAAGTCTAAGACAGATGATAGACGAAGAGTTAGTATTAGTTAGGCAAAAGGATTTTGATAAAGACACTAAAAAAGCTGTAGAGGGTAAAGAAAACATCAAGGCTTTACTAGGTAGGTCTCCCGATGTCGCTGATACTATTATGATGCGCTCTTACTTCGACTTAGTAGGTTCTAGGTCTTGGGTAGACGATTTAATTTAAGAAATAAAAACGATTAAATAAATAATTAAAAGAGGGGTTAACAGCTCCTCTTTTTTTTTAAGTCTGATTAGTAAAATCGTAAAAATATATCTAAAAGCTATACAAACTAAATACCGGAGTAAACTACTTAAACCTATCTAAACTCATCTCATCTTTAAAAGCTAACTACTTAAGTATTAGCTAGTTTAATCCTTTCGAACCCTTAGAAACCCTTTCGAACCCTTAGAAACCCTTTCGAACCGTATAGGAACGGTTTACAAATAGAAATAGAATAGAATATAATTTAATACTAATCTAAGTTAATTTAAGTGATAGTTACGCGATAACCAGACCGGACTACGTCCTTACCGACTACGATTTTTAAAATAAGCGATTTAAGAGACTTTAAAAGACCTAGATAATAGATAATACTATTTTAGTTTAAAAGTTAGTTAGAACGGCTTAAAAGTACCTTAGAGAGGGTTTATTTATTTAAAGTTAAGAGAGGGTTTTAGCTTTTAGTTCTAAATAAGTATTACTATCTTTATCCTATGAATATTGACGAAGCTATACGAAGTACCCGTTATTCCGCTACTACAGAGCAACTTACGAGTATTGTAGAGTGGTATATCGAGGAAAAGAAAGGGATAAAGGTTAAGATAGATATGTATTCCGACTGTTTATTAGCTCCGGGAAGGCTTAACCCTATTCTATTTAAGATTTATCTTAATAAGCTATTTAAGGCTTACGTTAAAGCTTTAGAGTATTACGAGAATGATTATATTAGAGAAAAAAAATAATGAAGAAATTGAACGAACTACCTGAGACGGATAGAACGTATAGGATTATCGCTCCGGACTACGAGCCTAAACCTTTTGAAGCTTACTTAGACTTGAACGGTGACTGGTGGGACTGTAGAGTACCTAAGAGCGGGCTATCTTTCGTATACGCAGAGGTAACGCACTACGAACCGGTAGATATAATAGAGGATTTAAACGACTTAGAGAATGATTAAAGGACACTTACATAGAGGAGACGAGAAGATTAACTTTACTATCCCAGAAGGTTGGAAAGAATTAACCTTAGAAACCTACGAGAAGATTAACGAAGAAATGGACGCTTTAGAGGTCTTTTCTTTACTCTCTGGATTAGAGATTGAGTTAGTAAGAAAGTGCGATGTTAGTGAGGTGGAGTTTTTAGTAAGTCAGATAGAGGTTTTATTTAACCCTAAAGACCTAGAAAACGACTTAGAATCGGTAGGAGCTTTCAAGATTAAAGGGAGGACGTTTAACGTACCTACGGACTTATTAAGTATTAAAGCCGGGCAGTACTACGATATTAAGAAGATAGAAGATATGTATAGAGATAAGCCTTTAGAAGCTGTTAGGCGGTTATTATCTTATCTAATCTTAGAAGAGGGTAAAGAGTACGACTATAAAGACGCTGACGACAAGTACGAGCTATTTAAAGATTTAGACGTTTCTACTGCTTATAGAGTTAGAGGTTTTTTTTTGAGCAATCTACTCTTATCTATAAACGATTCGAGTCTCTCTTTAATAAAGAGTACGAAGCGAAAGAACTTAAAGCGGGCTACGACGTTATTACTAGGAAGTATGGTAGCTTACTTACCGTCTATAGTTTGGCTCAAGATAAAAGCATTATTTCGGCTATTTTCGGGGAAAAAGAAAAGATAACAGATTATAAGATAGGCGAGATATTTACTTATCTTATGCTTAAACAGGATAAAAACGAATGCGATATAAAATATAATAAGTAATGGGGAGCACTAAGGTTAAATTTGAAGACCAATACCACTCTATAGAAATAGAGCAAAAGAAAGAAGACTTAGATATTAACGAGTTCTTTGAGCTTTGTATAACTTTAGCTAAAGCGATAGGTTATCACGATAGTACGATTAATGAATATTTAAATGATTAAGTAATGAACTTAAGTACGATACAGAATATATTTAAAGACTTAGCTACTAAGCATAAAGCTATTAAAACCTTTTACACGGGGTTAGCTTCCGAGTTTAATCCAGACTTCGAGTTAAACTATCCAGCTTTAGTAGTAGACCCGGTTAGTATTACTAAGTCAGCTAGAGAAGGATTTTTCGTTAATAACTGGAATCTAGTAGTAGAGATTATAGATATACTATCAGAAGAGCGAACGATGGACGAGGTTAACGAAACCTTAGACGCTACTCAGAGAATCTTAGACCAAGTTATAAGTAGATTTATTACCGACTTTAACGATACGGTATTAACTTATAATAACGAGAGCGAACGAGCGGACTGGGTTATTCAAGATAACTTTACGGTACTACCTTTAATAGACGATGAAGATAAAAGCCATACGGGCTGGCAAATCTCTTTTACTATAACCGAGCAAGTAAGATACTCTACTTGTTGTAACGACGACGTATTCGATGCCTAGACCTTTCTCCCAGACTTTACTAAGAGTTAAGATAGCCGGTTTCGATATGATAGACGATATTATAGACGACTTAAATAGCGGTAAGAAGAACGCTACCGGAGACTTAGCTAAGAGTTTAAAGGTAGAAGCTTCCGAGTTAGGAGGTATCGTATCGGTTAGGTTTAAGGCTAAGAGTCATTGGAAGTACGTAGACGGAGGAAGAAAGCCGGGAACTAGACCGCCTATAGGACCATTACAGAGATGGGTAACTGTTAAACTAGGTATATCAGACGAGAACGACTCTAAGAGTATCGCTTTCGCTATAGCTAAGAATATCGAGAAGAATGGAATTAAGCCTACTTATATCTTTAGAAATAACGTAGATAAATTTAAGTCTAAATTAAAAACCTTAATTTTAAAAACGGGTAAAGAAGACGTAACAAAAGAAATTAGAAAAATATTAAATAGATGAGTACAATATTAACAACAACTTTCGGAGCTTCCGTAACGATTAACGGAACTTCTTACAGCGTAGTAAATAACGAGAGTGTAACTCTAGTAGGAGAAGAAGCGGTACAGCAAGTAGTAAGCGTACCTACTTCTGAAACTGTTATAGCTAACGTAGGAGCGGTAGGACCAGCTTCATTAACTGATTTAAGCTACTTAGTAGTAATTAATAGAGACACTACGAACTTCGTAAGGCTAAGACTATCGGATACGGGAGGAGCTACTACGGACGTTAAATTAACTCCGGGCTCAGCTTTCGTATTTAACACAAGAGAATTAAGCGTGTCAGCTACAGAGGGAGCTTTCGCATCTTTTTCTAATATAGATAACATTAAAGCACAAGCGGATACTGCAGCGTGTGACGTAGAACTATTATTAGCTTACTAATATGGCTTTAACGGTAGTAAATAGACCGGATAGCTATAGCGCAGCTTATCTACCGGTAGAGTATAAGTTTACTTCGGACTTATCTCCTAATTCAGTAGCGGGCGAATTAAACAGTACTGCGTCTTTACGAGGTACTTCTTTTAGTGGAGCGGACGTATTAATTAACACTAGTACTCAGCCTTTACCTTTAATAGTAGGGGATTTCGTTTATATAGAGAACGCAGGAGAATATAACGGAGTACATAGGGTAAGTTCTATCTTATCGGGTTTAGCTGGTGTATCGGTTACCGAGTTTTATATAGATACTCCGGTAGTTACGGAAGAGATTGTTATACCTTTCTTAAACAACGTAATTAAGATAGCCGCAGAGGTTAGTAAGTATTATAATAATTATAACGCGGTAGCTGACGTTTATATAGGTGGTAGCTTCGTAGTAAGACTAAGAGAAAAAAGAAACTTCGATAACGAATTTATATTCGATTTAAGCTCTATTATACAAGAGTATTTAGGTAGTGACTTACTTACCTTAGGAACTACTACTACGAGTACTACGGTAGACTTAAGTAAAGAGGTTTATATTCAGTACGCTGAAGAATACGATACTATATCTAACGGTATAGCTACTTTAACCTTAACCGCTTTTACGGACGATAGCACTAATACTTTTACTGCGGTAAATAGTACTATACCTTACGTCTTTATGAATGACTTTACTATTAGTTCTACTAACTATAACTTAAGCGATTATTACGCTACTAACGCTTTGTTTACTTCGGCTTCAGCTTATAACTGGCTAACTAGACAACCAGACGTTAGAATAGGTAGTAACGACTCTTATCAAATGAGTTTTATAAACGCTACGCAAACTTATAACGGTTCACCTAACCCTATAGCGGTAGACTTAGACTTAGTTTTAAAGACTTACGATAGTCAAGGAGCTTTATTAGCTACAGACATTATAGTCTTAGATACTGACACTACGACTAATTTAGAGGGGGTTTATAACGTACCGGTAGGACCAGCGAACTTATCCGCTTATATCACTAGTAACGTAGCTAAATACGAGGTAAGAGCTAGAATAGACGGTTTTACTTTAGCTAACTATAAGACTTTTATTATAGAGGACGATTGTAATAGAATCCTTAGACGCTTCGAATGGGTTAACTCTCTAGGAGGTATAGATTCTTTTACTTTTAAAGGTAAAGAGGTAAGAGATATAGATATAGAGAAGCAGACCTTTAAGAGAATTATAGGAGCTAGTAGAAGTATTCCTGAGCGTTCGGTAACTACTTTCGGAGTACAGACTAAAGACGTTTATAACGTAAATAGCGGTATAGTATCTAGAGACGAGAAAGAGTGGTTATTAAGCTTAATAGAAAGCCCAGAGGTTTATATAGTAGTAGACGGTTATAGATTACCGGTACAGTTAACTACTGACTTTTCTATAGAGAAATTAGCGGAGTACAGTTATAACGTCTCGGTAGAATACGAATTAGCTTATGATAAAATAATCCAAAGAAACTAATGGCTACTCCTTTAAATATATACAACTTAGATAAGTTTAACCCTTACGACTTTTTTATTCCTTTAACCTTTAGTATTAATGACTTTAGAGATATTAGCACGAGGAATGGTACATTTAGTAAAACTGTTAAGATACCGGGTACTAAAAAGAATGACTCATTATTAGGTCACTCTTTTAAGATAACCGCAGAGGGTTTCTTCGATAGGAATACTAGAGTACCGGCTATAATAGAAAAGGACGGTATAAGGTATTTAGATGGTTCTATGCAGCTTAAAAGCGTAGATATAACAGATAATAAGTCTCACGTTTATAATATTATACTTTACTCTAATTTATCGGACTGGGGAGCTTTAATTAAGGATAAAAATATTAGAGACTTAGAATATGATACTCTTACCTATAACCCTACTAATGTTGAGGCTTCTTGGTCTTATAATGGACGTGATAACGGTTATACTTTTCCTCTTATTAATTATAACGAGTTTGCGGCTTATCCTACTTTAGAAACCACTAATATAGTAGTAGAGGACTTCTTACCGGGTGTATTCGTTTACGATGTGTTTAGAAAGATATTCGACGGTGTAGGATACCAACTTAAACCGGGTTTCTTCGGTAGAGAAGAGTATAGAGACTTAGTTATGCCTTCTATAAATACTGACTTAAGCGCTTCTAAAGAGTTTTTAGACGCTAATAGGGCTAGAGCTATAGTAGGTAATACTCAATCGGTAGTACTTAACTCTCAAACGGGGTTATTTAATTTTTATACCGGCTTAGAAGACCCTTCTAATAATTGGAGTAACTTTTACTATGTAGTACCTTTTCCTAACTCTAACTTTAGCGGTAACGCTACGATAGAGGTAACTAACTTGCAATTTGCTTTCGATAACGATGTAACTTTCAAGATTAGCGAATACCAGACTCTTAGTATACTAAGCCAAGTTATAGATGAACAGACTATAACGGTTAAAAAGAACTCCCAAGAGGTAGCTACTTTTGAGCTATCCTTTAACGACGTTACTTTAACTGACGGTTATTATATCCTTATTGAATGGTCGGCTACTAATAGTGGTACTAAGTTACAAGTGCAGCCTAGTGGTTTACAGTTTAATATTACACCTATAAGCGCTCCTTTAGTTAACGGTTCTGAAATATCTATTAAGGACTTCGTTTACGATATAGGGCAAAGTAATTTCGTTAAGCATTTCGTACAGTTATTTAACTTAGTTCACTTAACGGACGAAAGAGCTAAAACGGTAGAGTTTCTACATAGAGATGACTTTTATAAGTCTATAGAAGAAGCAGAAGACTGGTCTGAGAAGTTAGATGTATCTAAAAAGCAGACTATAGAACAGATAGACGAAAAGTTAAATAGAAACCTATTATTTGAGTACAAAAACGACACGGAAGACGTAAACTTAGTAGGATTTAAAGATACTTGGGATACTACTATATCGAACGATTCACGCAAATTAGATAACGAATTTTTAAAAGATGAAAAAACAATCGCAGATATTCCTTTCGCTGGAAGTGTGGGAAGTGGTACTATTATCCAAGAAGCAGGTGGAAGTTTATATCTGCCTCAATTAATAAATAATTATAAGTCTGTAGGAGATGAGTTAGATTTAAAACCTAGACTATTAATTTACGAGGGTTTAAAAAGCGGTAACTTTACCTTTGAATCTGTATCTAAAAGCTCTTTTCCTAGCAGTTATTATATTAAAAAAGCTTCTGGACCTTTCGATGTATCTTTAAGTTTTAAGAACCTAAACGACATTAGTAAGTCTTTACAAGATAATGACGTAGGATTAGTAGATAGGCACTACAAAGAACAGATTAGACAGTTTAACGAGTCTAGGTTATATACTTGTTACTTAAGATTAACGGGTGTAGATATTGTTAACTTAAACTTTAGAACTCCTAAGTTAATTAACGGAGTTTATTACTATCTTAATAAGATAGAAGATTATAAAGCCGGAGTATTCGAGTCGGTTAAATGTGAATTAATACAAATAGTATAATATGGCTAAAGAAGAAGTATTTTTTGGAATAAATATAGATACGGGAGAAGCTATTAAAGACTTCGGAACTCTTAAGAAAAGGACTAAAGAATTAAAGAAAGAATTAGACGGTACTAAGGTAGGTACTAAAAGATTCAAGGAACTACAGACTGAGATAACTAAGAATCAAGGCACTATAAGACGTTTTAACAGAGAGTTAAGAGAAACTAAGTCTTTAGCTACTAGAGTAGGTCAAGGAGTTACGACAGCGTTTAAAAGGGTAGGAGTAGCTATGGCGGGTGCTTTTGCCGTTAGCGGTATATTCCAAGCGGTTAAGAACGCGGTAGGCGTAATGATGGACTTCGAACAAGCTATAGCAGATGTAGGAGCAGTTTCGGGAGCAACGGGAGAAGAGTTAAAAGGTTTAGAGACTTCGGCAAGGGAACTAGCAAAGGTGTCTATTTTTACAGCTCAACAAGTAGCCGGACTACAGTTAGAGTTAGCTAAGTTAGGTTTCACCTCTAAAGAGATACAACAGTCTTCTTCGGGTATTATTAACCTATCTACTGCTTTTAGAATAGACCTTAGTCAAGCCGCAGCGGTTTCGGCTTCAACTTTAAGAGCTTTCGGTTTAGATGCTTCTGAAATGACTAGAGTTACTGACGTAATGGCGGATTCTTTCGCTTCTTCAGCTTTAGATATTAATAAGTTCCAAGAGTCTATGAAGCTAGTAGCGCCTACTTCTAAATCTACGGGAAGAAGTTTAGAAGAGACTACAGCGTTATTAGGAGTTTTAGCAGATAACGGTATTAACGGAAGTATAGCGGGAACGCAGTTAAGAAGAGTATTTATAGAACTTAATAAGCAAGGGTTAAGTCTAGAGGACGCAATGGACAAAACGGCTAACTCTACCGATAAACTAGGTACAGCTACGGAGTTAGTAGGAGTTAGAGGAGCTACCGCCTTACAGATATTTGCTTCACAATCGGAAAAATTAAAGGAGTTAAGAGAAGACTTTAGCGACACGTCAGGAACGGCAGCAGAACTAGCCGAAAAGTCAGGAGATACGTTACAAGGTGCTTTTAAGAGATTACAATCAGCTTATGACGAGTTAATACTAAAGTTTAGCGGTTCTAAAGGTACTATAAGAGACGTAGTTAGGAGTATTACCGACTTTATAAACTCTATAGATGAGGAAGACGTTAAGCGGTTTACCTCTGCTATTAAAAACTTATTCAAGGTAGTTTCTATAGGTGTAAAGACTTGGATAGCTTATAAGGCTACAATAATAGCTACTAATTTAGCTACTAAGCTTTATACTGCTTCTACCGTATCAGCTAGGATAGCATCTATAGCTTTTTCGGGAGGTTTAAAGGGTGTTAATAGAGCTATGAAACTACTTAACCTTACTATTAAGTCTAACCCTATAGGCTTATTAGTAGGAGGTATTACTACTTTAATATCTGTTATGTCTCTATGGCAAAACGAAGAAGAAGATATAGAAAAAAAAGTATCTAAGACTAATAAATCTTTAGAATCTCGGAAAAATATAATAGACGAATTAACCGCTCAGACTCCAGAACTTAGTAAAGCTATTGAGGATTTAGAAGACGATATAGGTTGGTTTGACGGAGGAGCAACTGAGGAACAAGCTGAACAGCTTGAAAATTTAAGGAAAGCAGCTCTGGACGCTTTTTTAAATTCCGCAGCCGCTTATAAAGACGGTTTAGGTAGTATAGATTTATTCTCTTTACAGAATGACGCAAAAGATTTAACGGATAAGATAAGCGATTTAGAATACCAATTAGAGTTTTTCGACGCTGGAGATAATAAGTCTAACATATTAGGATACTTAAATACTTTTAAAGAATTACTAAAAGCGATTAATAGAGAAATATCTAGTAGAGGAGGAAAAGAAGATTCTTTAGGATTAATACAGAGCTTAGAGGATAAGCTAAAAGAATTAGGTAAAAACCTTAAACAAGCTAATACTGTTAAAGAAATATCTAGGATAGGAGAAGAGATAAAAGCGGTTAACAGAGAGTTAGCTTTTTATAAAGAACTATCTAAAGGAATTAGCGACGTAGGAGACGACCCAGAAGAAAGCGATTCGTTTTTTAATACTTTCGACGAAGATTCTAAAGACCCTATGTCTATAGATGAAGACCCAGATATACAATTCGCTAGACTTAAAAGACAAGAGTTCTTAGATAACGCTGCAGAGACTACGGACGGACTTATAGCGGAAGAGAAAAGATTAACGGAGTCTAAAAGAAGAGAAGCGGATAAGCTTAGAGAAATAAACAACCAGAGATTAGAATCTACTGCTAGTTTAATAGGTTCTACTATTCAGTTATTATCTAGAGACGAAGAATCTAGAAGAAAGAACGCTAAACTTATAAAAGCTTTTGCTATAGCGGAGATAGCTGTTAATACTCAAAAAGCCTTAATGAATGTAGAGGTTAACGAGAAGTCGCCTTTATTCTTACCTAACTTATTTACTGGTGGTTTAGCCGGCTTAACTGTTGGAGCTGTTCAGAAGATAGCTATAGCAGCACAAGGAGCAGCAAGTATAGCAACGGTAGCTTCACAGAAATTCGCTAAAGGTGGTATCTTAAACGGTCCAAGTCACGCTCAAGGCGGTATTAAAACTAATCTAGGCGAGTTAGAAGGAGGTGAAGCGGTTATTAATAAAAAGTCTACGGCTATGTTTGGTGGCACTTTATCTGCTATAAATGAAGCCGGAGGAGGTAAAAAGTTCGCTAGAGGTGGAGTATTACCTACACCTAGTACTATAACTACTCCTAACGATATAAATAAGGATATATTAAGAGCTTTAACTAACTTTAACCTAAGTCCTACCGTAAGTGTAGTAGAGATTAACGAAGCTCAGACTAGAATATCAGAAATAGAAAACAATTCAACATTATAAAATGAGTAATAAAAAAAGGATTTCGGAACTATTAAATATAGATTTAGAATCAGTAGAGAAACTATTTAACGAAGGTCTTATAGACCCAAGAGGACTTAATAAATATTTATTATGTTCTGACTTTAAAGAGTTAAAGGAGTTAAAACCGGAAGCTAAGAACTTAGATTTATATACAGAGCTTAGTATAAAGTATAATCTTTCTGAGTCTGCGGTCTATAAGTGGGTTAATAACTATAAAAACTAGTTTTACGTTTCGTAAACTTATAAAGTAAAAAAAGTTAATAATATTATAAAATATGTGGTATAAAGCATTAAAAGTAAATAACGCAGTAGAGCTAGACTTATTCGACGAAATCGGAGGATGGGGAATCTACGCTAAAGACCTTAAAGACGAACTATCTAATATGATAGGAAATCCTACGGAAGAAGTAGTAGTTAATATTAACTCTCCGGGAGGTTCTGTTTTTGAAGGTATCGAGATTTATAATTACTTAAAAGGTTTACCTAATAAAGTAACGGTAAAGATTAACTCTTTAGCCGCTAGTATCGCTACCGTAATCGCTTTAGGAGCAGATGAATTAGAGATTAGTGAAAGCGCTTTCTTTATGATTCATAACCCTTGGACGATGGCGGGAGGTGAGTCTGAAGATTTAAGGAAACAAGCGGATGTACTAGATAAGATTAAAGAAACTATCTTAAACATCTATAAGAAGAACTCAAATCTATCTTTAGAGCGTTTAACTGCTTTAATGGACGAGGAAACTTGGTTAACGGGTTCGGAAGCATTAGAGTACGGATTTGCTACTAGATTAACTGAAGGAATGAACGTAGCAGCGATGGCTACTACTGATATAGTAAATAAATTTAATAATATACCAAACGGTTTAAGAATGGCAGAAAATCAAGAGACTGTAGAAGCAGTCGAAGAGGTTGCTATCGAAGCTACTAACGTAGAAGAGACCGTAGAAGAAACTACCGAAGAAGTAGTAGAGTCTACGGAGGAAATTACTAACGAAGTAGTAGAGGAAGTAACAGAAGAAAAAGAGAGTATACTAAATAAGGTAAAAGCTTTCTTATCTAACAAATTAGAAACAGCATCTAACGAATTACAAGATAGATACGCAGAGATTTCTAACGAGGTTAAGAACTTAAAAGAGGCTAACGCTGATTTAGATAGCGAATTAATCGAAACTAGAAACGTATTAGAAGAGTCTTACGAGGCTATGAACTCTCTTAAAGCGACTATCGAAGCAAAGGATTTAGAGATTAAGGAATTAAACGAGAAGCTAGAAGAGCCTATCGGAGAGGATTTAGTTCCAGTAGTAGAGCCAGAAGCGAAAGCAAAGGCGAGTGTAAAAGAAGTATTTAGAAACTTAAAAAAATAATAAAATGGCATTTGATTTAACAGCGTTATCAGACTATACAACTGAACACGCAGGAACATTTTTCGCTAAATCGGTAATGAAATCGAAATTAGCAGCATTAGCAACAGTTTACACTGGTTTTAAACCGGGTACTCATAAGCTACCAGACGTAGAACACGACTACGACTTATTACAAAACGGAGAGGCTTGCGGATTTAACGCTTCGGGAGACTTAAACATCGAGCAAAGACAAATTATCGTAGAGTCTTTAAAGATTAACACTCAGTACTGCGTTAGAGACTTAGAGAAGAAGTTTACTCGTCAGATTATGCCTTCAGGTCAAGACTACGAAGGATTAGCACCTTTAGAAGCTGAATTAATGGCTTCTTTAGACAGAGCTATCGGTAAGATGATGGAGCAAGTATTAGTTAAAGGAGACAAGTCTACTGCGCCTAACGCTTTATCTTCTTTAGACTACTTAAACGGTCTTAATAAAGTTATCGCTACTGAAATCGCTGGTGGAGGTATTCCAGCTGCTCAGGCTTTAAGTTCTGGAGCTTTAACTACTGCTAATATCGTTTCAAGAGTAGAAGCTCTTTACGACGCTTTACCAGTAGATGCTTACTCTACTATTAACGACGAGAAGTGGTACGTACTTATGGGAGACGATAAGGCTAAGATGTACGATAGAGGTTATAGAGATAACTTAGGTACTACTGTTTATAATACTGGATTCGAAAAGAGATTCGTAGACGGTACTAATATAGGTATCGAAGGAATCCCGGGATTAAACGGTACTGATAAATTAGTTCTTATTAAAGAGTCTGATTTAGTATTAGCTGTAGACGTAGAAGGAGAAGAAATGGATTTAAAAGTAGGAATGGACCAGTACGAAGAGAACGTATGGATTAAGGGTAGATTCGCTGCAGGTTTCCAAATTCACTTCCCATCTCAAGTAGTAGTAGATAACTACTAATAAAAAGATTTAATAACGGGGGTCTTCGGACTCCCTTTTAAAAATATATAAAATGGCAGAATGTTTAATTACAGCAGGTTGGGCAGGTCCATCTTGCGACGAGACTTTCAACGTACCGGGTATTGAGAAAGATAAAATTTATGTAGGTAATAAGTCTGAGATTACGGCGTTCACTAGCACGGTAGACGGAGAAATTGACGGTCTTACTTTCGATACTTACAAAGGTTTATACGCTCTTACAGTTCATAAGGACACGGCTTCTTTTACAGAAGAATTACAAGTAGGTGCTAACTCAGGTTATTACTATAACGAAACAGTAACTTTTAGAACTATCGACGCATCTACAGCGGTTAGAAACGCTATCGAGGATATGGTAGGTACTTCTTTAGTTTTCGTACTTAAGGATAAAAACGGTAAATGGACTGTTTTAGGAGAGACTGACGGTGTAGAGCTTTCAGAACAGACTAAGACTTCGGGAGCTGCTCCGGGAGACGATACAGGAGACGTATTGACTTTTGCGGGTGTTAATAGAGGTAAAGCGAAGAAGTTTTTTGCAACTGACGCGGCTACAACTGACTCTACGTTAGCAGGTTACTTACTTTAATAGTTAGTTAGGTTTATTTAATGGTTCGGAACGGTTCGGAAGGGTTCGAAAGGATTACGGAACGGTTTACAAATTTAATTAAATATAATAGAATATAATATAAGCTTAATAGAAGTAGAATATAATTTAATAAAAGGGGAGGTTAATAGCCTCCTTTTTTTATCTTTAAAAAAAATACGTACTTATGGAAGAGAAAAAGACTAAAAGAAGTTATAAGAAGCGTTCTAAGGAACTTTCAGAAGAAAGTCAATTGAATATTAATAAAGAAGAAGAAAAAGCCTTAAAACCTAAGAAATGGGTGTTTAAGAACGTAAATAGAAAGATACTCTTAGCTGGTTCTGTAATTTCTAACTACGACTTAGAAAATAACCAAGCTTTAGCGGAAATCTTAATATCTAAAGGTTTAGGTAATCTTATATGCTTCGAGTAAGACAGATTTACTATAAAGAGATTCAGAAAGTTATTAATATGGAGCGGACTAGAAACTTCGTTCCGTATTATAACCCTATATCTGACGAAACCTTAGAAAGCGGAGTTATTAGAAGACTATTCGAGGAAGGAGACTATAAAAGCTCGGAGTATTACGGGGTGTTATCTCATAAGTTTTATAAGAAACTAAAGAAAGATTCTAACTATATAGAAAATACTATCTTAAACGACGAAGATAAGGCGGACGTTTATAGCTTCTTTGGTAACCTAAATAAGACTAACTTAATTACTCAGGGTAATAACTGGCACCCTTTATTCGTAGATATCTATAAAGTTATAGCTAATCGCTTAGACTGGGGTATAGACTTAGAAGATAATAAAGCGTTAATGCAGCCTATATATTCTAACCATTGGATAGCTTCTAAGGAAACCTTTAAAGAGTTTTGTTTAGACTTTCTTATTCCGGTTACTGATTTAATGAACGAATCTAAACTTCTTAGAGACCTTTGTAATCAGGACGCTAATTATATTAGTAGAGAGAAGATAAGCCCAGAGAACTGCTTAAAAGTATTTAATAAGCCTTATTATACTTACCATTGCTTTATATTAGAACGCTTATTCCCTTTATTCTGCTATTTAAGAAATAAAACCGTTAAGCATATATGAAGTTTTTAGTATTAGTACCGATTTATAGACGTTATAGCGTTTTAAGGCTTTTTAACGAAGGTTTAGAGAGTTTAAAGAGAAAAGGGTACGAAATAGAAGTTCTAGCAGTAGGAGACGAAAAAGACGCTTTAATAGCTAAAGAATTAGGCTATAGATACGTTACTCATAGGAATATACTAGGAGAAAAGTTAAATAAGGCTTTAAAAGTAGCTAAGAAGATAGACTTCGACGCTATGTTAATGCTAGGTTCTGACGATACCTTAAATTCCGAAGTATTAGACTTTTATATAGAAGCTTTTAATAACGATTACCGCTTCGTAGGTTTCTTAGATTGCTATTTCTACGACTTAGAGAAGCGTAATATGATTAAGTGGAATGGATATAGAGGAGAAAGAGCCGGAGAGCCTATAGGAGCTTGGAGATGCTTTAGAAGAGATTTAATAGATGAGCTTAATTGGGAGCTTTGGGATAATCAGCATTACTCTATAGATTACACTATGTGGGCTAAGATTAAAAAGCGTTCCGACTTATTAAAAGCTAAACTATCAGGAAATCAGTTTATTTGCGACCTTAAAACCTCCGATAATGTAACTAAATTTCGTAAATTTGATAACTCAGTAATAACTAATCCTTTAGAAGGGTTGAATAAGTTAGAAGCTAATTATAAAAACCAGATACTAAACTATGGACAATAAGATACACGAAACCGCTATTATAGGCGAGAACGTAACGATAGGAAAAGGTAATATTATCGGAGCTTATACGGTTATTTACGATAACGTAGAGATAGGAGATAATAATACTATCGGCAGCTTTGTAGTAATAGGAGGAGACGGAGAAACGAAAAGAGAAACTGAGTTCACAAAAAAGATTATAATTTGTGACAATAATTTAATAAACCATCACGTAACAGTAGATAGAGGTAACGAAAGAGATACTATTATAGGAGACTATTGTTATATTATGACTAAGTCGCACTTAGGTCACGACGTACAGTTAGAAAATAACGTAACTATATCTTCCGGAGCTAATATAGGAGGACACGTTACTATCGAAGAATACGCTAACGTAGGACTAAACGCTGAGGTACATCAGAGGTTAAGAATCGGTCAAAGTGCTATGGTAGGAATGGGTAGTAGTATTACTAAACCGGTCTACCCTTTTATGAAAGTAGTAGGAGTTAATAGAATCTTAGGTTATAACGTAAAACGTGTAAAAGCTTCCGGCTTAGATATGCGCGAGATTAGAATTATAGGTAGAGAATTTAAGGTTAAGTAATGAGGTTAGCAGCTTGTTATACAGTATTTAACGGAGTAGAGTTATTAGAGTACGCTATAGATTCGGTTAAGAATCACGTAGACGAAATTATTATAGCTTTTCAGACGGTAAGTAATTACGGTAACGAATGTAACGATATTTTAGACTTTAAAAAAAGGTTTCCTAACTACGATTATATAGAGTATAAACCTAACTTAAAAGTAGACGCTAAGACTAACGAAAAGTTAAAACATCAGGGACTTATAGAAAGGTCTAGAGGTTTAAACTGCTCTCACTTCTTCTTATCCGCTACAGACCATCTTTATAAAGAAGACGAGATACTATACGCTAAGAACTTAGTAGAGACTACCGGAGTTAAGACTACTTACTCTAAGATGATTACCTACTTTAAGACTCCTACACTAAGGTTAGAGCCTTTAGAAGCTTATTATATGCCTTTTATCTGTAGTACTTCGGTTAATATAGGTTTACACGCTCCGGTATTAGTAGACCCTGCTTGTAGTTTTAGACCTTTTGCGCCTTTTTACGTATTTAACGAAGACGAAGTATTAATGCACCACTTTTCTTGGATTAGAGACGATATATCTAGTAAGTTAGATAACGCTGCGGCTAAAGTTAATTGGTTAGATAAGATAGAAGATTTTAAAGAGAAGTATAATAACTTTAAGTTAGGCGATAAATTCCCTTATTATCCGACTCACGAGATAGTAAAAAGTGAAGATGTTTTTAATTTAGGTAAAAGGTTTAAATAAGTATTTAATTTATTTTTAATAAATAATGAAAGAAGCTAGTAAAATAGAAAACAAAAGCGACGTTTTTTTTGTAAATCTAACTACGGAAACGGTAACGCCTTCGGTAGATTCAAGAAAAAATAGAAAGAAGGAATATATTTACTTCGGTAAAGATAATTTATTTCCTGAATACCTTATAGGTTTAGCAGATAACTGTTCTATTCATAGAGCGTTATTAGAGACTAAATCGAAGTTTATAGCCGGAGAGGGTTTTATATTCGAAGGGGAAGACGGTCAGGTAAGCGCTGCAGAAAAGTTTTTAGAAGGATTAGATAGAGATTTCTTAAGAAAGACTGCTACCGATATGTCTTACTTTAACGGTTTTTACTGGCAATCTAAATTCGAAAGAGGAGGTAACGTAGCTTATTTACGTAATATAGACTTCTCTTACGTTAGAAGCGGTAAGATGAACGAAAACGGAGAAATAGAAAAGTATTACTTTACTCCAGATTGGGCTTTCGCTACTAAAAAGACTTCTTTTAAACCAGAGGACGCTATCTATGAGCCTAAGCCTATTGCTTCTTGGTATTCATCGGATAGAGCTTTAGTTAAAAAAAGAGGAGAATTAATAGAGGGTAAGACTTATTCTCCGGGTAAATTGTTTTATGCAGAGCCTAGTTATTTAGGAGCTTTAAACTATATAGAGATTAGTAACCAGATAGCGGAGTTCCATAAGAATAACTTAGATAACGGAATGGTAGGTTCGATGCACATTCACTTATTCGAGGACTTAAGCGATAGCGAGAAAAGAAGAAAGGTAGAAAAGGGTATATCTCAGAAATTCGTAGGAAGTGAAAACGCTGGTAAAGTCGTAGTAACTTGGTCTACTAATCCGGATATGAAAACCTTAGTAGAATCTATCCCGGTTAACGACTCTCACGAGATGTTTACTTTACTTAACGGTAAGGTTTCGGAAGAAATAGTAATGGCTCATCGTACTCCTATGGCTTTAGCTGGAATTAAAGTAGCTACCGGTTTGCAATCGGACGAAGCTTTAACTAGGTCAAATATGGAGTACTACCAGAATACGGTAATAAGACCTTCTCAGAGGGTTATAGAAGAATCTTTAGATAGAGTATTAGAGCGTAACGGTATTAAAGTTAAGACCGTAATTAAGCCTTTAAGACCTATAGATATTTTAGGTTCAGAGGAGTTAATGTCTCAGGTAATGACTATTAACGAAATAAGAACTAAGGTACTAGGAATAGATATTTTAGAAGAGGGAGGAGACTCTTTCTTAAATGATAATAATATAGTAGAGTAAATGGCATTAGATTTAGGCATATTTTTAGAGGGTTCACAAAGTACTTTTAAGGTTAAGGTGTCTGAAAATGACGCACAAGCTCAATTTTTACTAGATAAACTTACTAGCTCAGACGGTTCGGTAACTATTACCGAGACTAACGACGGAGGAATAGAGACTATAGATTTAGTAGCTGGTGGAGGTTCGCCTTTAACGACTAAGGGAGATTTATTTACCTATTCTACTGCGGACGCTAGATTAGGAGTAGGAGCTGACGGAGAAGTTTTATTAGCTGATTCTGCCGAAGCTACTGGTTTAAAGTGGGGTACTATTTCTGCTGATAATATGGCTACAGCTGACCTAACCTTAACTGGGAACAGAACGCACGACTTAGCGGGATTTGATTTAACAATAACAGACGCTACTAATGGTGATGTGTTAAACCTTAGAGCAGATGGTTCTTTCGCTTTAGGTGAAAATATAACAGAGGGAGCAAGTGCGTATAAACAATACAATACGCTCATAGGTAGTGGAGTAAGTGTTAATAACGGATACTATTTAACCATTTTAGGTCAAGG